AACTATGAAGTAGCCTTCATAAAATCAATCGTTAGAAATAATTACGTCTCAGAATCAAACGTGAAAAAGAGAGAAGTACCTTTTGGTGAGAGACTTCTTAATCAATCCACAAACTACATACCTGAGACTGATTATTACGATACAGGTACGCATGAAGCGTTGGGAAACTATTTACGTTACGTTAGAGATTTCTATGATGTGGATTTAATGAGTCTATATAATTGTTTTTCCAACCATTTTATAGGTACTGGTTCGTTGCCCATAAAAAAAGTGGGCGGTAAGATCGTTTTCAATGATTATAAAGAACAATTCGTTATCACGTGTTTTCCAATAAAGAAAGGCGCCACCTATAGAATATACTTCAAAGAAAGTAATACATCAACTATAATAATTCAACCGGGTTATTTCCACAACGGTAACCTTATTGGGTCTGAAGCGCTCGATGAGGTACAAATGCATTCAACCTTTTTTGAATATAAATTTGAAGGCAAAGAAGGACCCCTATATTTATTCATACAATACAGTAGAGACACCAATTATCCACCTGTAATAACAGAGGTAATCGACGGAAAATCCTATAATGCGATAAACAACACTCTTATCGACAACGCTGATGGGAGAGTTGCATTTAGCGATACTCTTCTGGAATATTTAAGCGGCAACGCGATTTTACCCTTCTATGCCGAGGCGTGGGATATCTTAAAAATTCAAAATATGCTGTCGTATCTATACGGAGACTTCAAATATACTCCAGGTGTATTCGACAATAAGATGCATAAATATATTTTCAATAAATACTCAAGTGACGGGTTGCATGATTTCTTAGGTTATGTGGATAAAAACGTGGAAGAACTGATAACAAAAGAATGGGAGGCAAAAGTAAATGAGAACAGTAAATCTGGTGGATAATTATATTTACATATATCAACTCGATAAATACCTCATATTACCCACTTACCCGGAAACAATTAACGATTCACTAGGTTCAACATTTATGTCAACCAACCCGTTATCACGAACCGCACCAATACAGTCATACGCATATTCAGGTCCTAGAACAGTACAGGTATCTTTTGAATTACACCGGGACCTCGTATCACAATTAAATTATAATAACTTGGGATTCATTGATTCCATAATGAATGATTTACAGAGCGATGATTATGTGGATACGCTAATAAAGTATTTACAGGCAATGGCGTTACCTTCGTTTAAAGCTGCCAGTGATGCTTACGACGTAATCACCAAAATGGTAAATCCACCAATGGTTGCAGTACGTTGGGGCAACACTGTTTTTATAAAGGGTATTGTAAGTGGTAACGTTGGCGTTTCCTGGTCTGGCCCGATAGATAGTAATGGCAAATATATGACGGCAAATATTAATTTTAGTATAATTGAAGTCGACCCGCAGGATGCAGATTCAATTGCAAAATGGGGAAGTATGCGAGGTCTATCGACAGTGTTAGCAAATTCGTTAAAAAAATAAGGGGGAACAATAAATGGCTAATAGAGTAAAAAACTATAAGAATTATAATTATATCAGCCGGTATGAAAGCTTCCCTTATTATTACGATGAAGAAAATAATAAATATTACTATGGATTAACATCTAACCTAATAACAGATAATACGTCTTATACCGTATATCAAACAAAAGCGGGAGACAGTTACGACAGTATCGCACTCGACAACTATGGAAGCGCCTTACTTTATTGGGTAATATGTGATTACAACAGAATACAGGATTGTCTAGAGCCTTTACAGATAGGTACTGTATTAAAGATACCTTCGATAAATGCAATAACATTCGAGAGGTAAAAATGAGACAGAATCTTTTATCAACAACAACGCGTGTGCAGGTGCCTGCAATAATCGTAAAGATAGGGGAATATGAGTTTGGTTTGTATGAAAAGACAAAAACAAACGTCTTAGTAAATGAGAAATACTATTCAGCGTTACGTGTTACGTATCCTAACTATATGCAATCCCTTTCTGTAAAGAAGGTTAATGGTACATTGAATAATTACACGCTAACACTGGTGTACCCAATAACACAAAATGATGACCCAAATTTAATAGAGAGAATATTAAGCAGTACTTCTAAATCACGTAAAATAGTCTTTACGTACGGTGATTGTGCATTACCCGCATTCATGTACAGACAGGAAGAAGCCTTAATAACGAAGGTAACATCTCAATTAGACATCGCAAGCTCCCGTATCACATACACAATAAACGCTGTGAGTGCAGCAGCGGGCCTTAATGCAGGTGTACGTACCTTTGAATATTATGCAAGTAAAAAACCGAGTGATCGTATAAAAGAATTGTTAAGAGATAAGACATCAGGGTTACAGGATATCTTCTATGGTATGCATAATTACGAACAGGTGCTGTCACTAGGATTAATTCCCGGGGACGATAGGGAAGTGGAAATACCGAAAAAATCAGGCGTTACTGTTTTACAATATCTCGAATATTTAGTGGGTTGTATGTCGAATACAGATGATTCCAACACGTCTCAGTCAAAAACATATCGTTATGTACTCACAATGCACGATGATACACGCGGCATACTCGATGGACCTTATTTTAAAATAAGCAGTGTAATAAGTAACATTCAGGAAGATTCTTCTATAGATATATATGAAGTGGATATAGGTTATCCCAATAAAGACATTGTAATAGGTTTTAGTATTGATGACAATGAATCGTACTCGCTGCTCTATGATTATTCAAAACAATTAAGACGCGCAGATTATGTGTATAGGGTGGGCGATGATGGTAACGTGGAAGCTATTTACTCGCCTGCACTTTCAAACTCACCCAAAACGCTAGAAACGACTGCGTATGATAAAACATGGTGGAGCCAAATGACGCAATACCCCATAAAAGCAACGCTCACGATAAAGGGTTTACTTAGAGCTGCTATACTCATGTCTTATTTACGCGTTAATGTTTATTTCTATGGAAGAAAACATATATCCTCAGGTGTTTATGTAATAACACAACAGGTGGATAACATAAGTACTTCAGGTTATTCCACAACACTTTCTCTTGTGAGAATACAGGGAGATGATAAGCTATGATAACACGTGGTTACATTGTTGATATAGATTATAATAAAGCAAAATGTAAAATAAGAACACCTTTCTATGACGGCATAGAAGGTAGCAACGGGAGTACCAACAACGACAATCTCGCATGGGCGTCAATTATGTGGACGCCGGGCATCGATGTTACTTTTAATGTTGGAGATGCTGTTGTTGTCGGATATGAAGATGGAAGTCTGAATAGACCTATTATATTAGGTTTTCTAAAAATACCGGGGAAGGATAATTCGCAAATAAACTGTAAAGCGAAAGATGTTACCATTGAGGGTACATTAAACACATCCACAAACGTATCAATGGGTACAATTAAATATATTGACCTATGGGATGTAATTAATAAGCAGTAAAAAATTGTATATAAGTATGAGGACATAATAATGAATGCAGTGAAATTTCCGGACATGCTCCGTTACAATAAAACACAGATAATCGAGGGTAAAGCAGCCACTGCACAGAACCTCGAATGCTTATTATTATCTTACAAAAAGACATTGTTGGGGGACCCTTATTTCGGTTCAAATTTACAGAGATTATTGTTTGAATCAAATAACCTGATATTAAGAGATATTATAATAGATGAAGTATTTACCACAATAAATGCATTCATGCCACAGATAAGAGTTTTACGTAAGGATATTAAAGTAACAAAACAACAGGACAACAAACTGGTTTTAAATATAAAAGCACAAAACCTTCTGGATTACTCTTTTGGAGAATACAGTATTAATTTATTAAATAGCGAGGAACTGTGAGATGCCATCTGATAAGAATGATTACATAAGTAATATATCATATATAAATAAAGATTTTGAAACGTTGTGGGAAGAAATTCTCACCACCGTACCTAAATTAACAAATAAATGGCTGCCGAGCGAAGCTAACGAATCAGATCCACTCGTGGTTTTACTAAAAGAACTTGCAATCGTTTCTGATAAAATAAACTTCAATATAGATAAAAATATTTTAGAATTGTTTCCACAAACTCTTACACAGCTTCGTTCTGCAATGAACGTGTATGAGTCATTGGGATATACACCCGATTGGTATGTGAGTGCTAATCTGGATCTCACATTTACACGTATCGACACATCTAAAACAGGCACGATAAAACGTTTCACCGCCTTTTCGGACGAAAATACAGAAATAATATATACTCTTCTCCAGGATGTAACCTTCAAAGAAAATAAAGATGTTTCGCTGACCGGGCGTGCAATAGAAGGAAGCATGCAGGATTTTAAAGTAAACGGCGAGTCTGTAATTACATTAAACAACCTAGATACACGTAATCGCATCTATTTTACAGAGAGAAACGTTGCCCAAAATGGTATTTTTATTTCTAATAACCCCGAATTTAGCGATTTAGACATTACAGCAATTCAAATCGACAAGGAGAGCGTCTGGTCACGTGTTGACAATTTAGCGCAATATAGAAGAGGTTCTAAGGTATTTAAGTTTGGCATTGACGCTGCCACAAACACGCTCTATTTACAGTTCCCTGAAGATATAGGAGATCTAATAGGGAATGGTTTATATATAAAATATGTATTATCTGCCGGTGAAGCGGGAAATATAAAAAGAGGGACTATAACACGTTTACTCAATAAGAGCAGTACGTCGGAAGATGCAGATACCTTCAAATACAACGTTATTAATACCACGTCCTCCCAGAACGGCAAAGATCCAATGACTATTGCAGAGATGCAGAAGCAATTTGAACGCGTGGTGGGTACCTTTAATACTCTAGTCACATTATTGGATTATGAAGATTATATTTATGAATATAAAACATCTCTCGGTAACAACATTGTATCCAATATACGAATGAGTGATAGAACAAACGACCCTGAGTATTCAGTGAATGTTGTCTCCATGACGGTGGATGGTAACACCGAAATTAATACGGTAACACTAAACAACACAGCGAATAAAACAGCAATGAGTGCTTTCGATATTAAAGCGTACGCCTTAAGACCTATTCAATCTGTAAACACGCAGAACGATTTAAATGTTTCTTTTGAAGTGGTTGATAGCTCACAGGAAAAAGATAATATCACAAAGAGTATAGATACGGCAAAGCACATTGAGCACGACTTATACATTGATGGGCGTCCGTGGGTGATTCCTTATGATTTATCTGGGCAAATATATTTAAAAGGCAGAGTATCTTCAATCGAAGCGAGTAACATAAAATATAACGTTGATACCGCATTGTATAAAAAACTTCAATCAAGAAATGTAACCTGGGGAGAAGTAATAGATTACCAGGAAATTATTGACACCATAAAAGGCGCGGATGATAGAATTGCGTATGTGGCATTGATGCCTATTCAATACGATAATGCAGAACTCGTTGGTGGGGGAACTGATTACAGCGGACCTTCGTTAGAAGTACGTAATGTTTTATGTGGTAACGCACCCTTTACAACATTTAGTAGTTTTATATACCCTTATGGAGCGACAGAAACGGCAGAACTTTCCAATATAGAAATAATTAGACCTGAAGTGAGTGTCAAAGCAAATACAGGTATAGTTTCCTATACAGTTCAATCCGGTGAAACATTCTCCATCCTGTTGCCTAAATATGTATCAGGTCCTCAATATACAAACTATCTATATTACTCTTTTGAACCCGCATTCATGGCTGGGGGTGAGGAAGTCGTAATTCCTGCTAACACATTATACAAATTGCCGGAACAGGTAAAAATTAAATTTGAAGATGAAATTGATGGTGAATGGATAGATAAAGGCGAAATAGCAGGTGGCAGCATAATAAAGGCAGATGTAGGGCTCAAAAGCACCGCGAAAAGAGTGCCCCTTAAAACCAAGTCAATGTGGCAAATGACCAAAGCTGAAACAACCTTAGACGATGGCAACGGCGGCCCCATTGAAATACTCACAAATTCCGCAGGTCTTCGAGAAGCATTTAGTAAAGGAAATAACACAAAATACACATTAAAACGCGGTGAATATTTCGTTTACACAAATAAATCTTTAACAACACTCGCATTCCTAGGTGAAGGTTCCACGTTATGGGCAAAGGATGTAATCGATATTAATGAAAACAAACTCGCCACCAACATAACAGATTTACTAGCCGCTGGCGATCCGACATTGGCGAATGGTAAATATACGGAGGTTGGCGCGGATATGATAAAGGTACAGATAAATGACACATGGAATTTCGGATCTGGCGCTACTATTGGAGCAGCCGGTGGGAATCTGTTTCCAACAACCGCCGGTGTAATAGAAAGCGTTTGGGAATTAACAAACGTGACAGACATCACCTATAAAACATCAGAAAAAGAAATCACCGGGACCAGCATTAGTAAATTAGGAGAGGATACCTATCAGGCGTATTTGAGTTTGGCGTTAAATTTACCTAACACTGGTTCAACGCAGGTAATTACAGGCAATGCTTCCGTTACACAGCAAATTACGTATAAAACAATTACGGGAACCGGTGAAGAGATCATCGCTTCAGGTACAACAATACAATCGAGCCTGCCGCTCACAATAGATGGC